ATCTTTTTCCTGGGCTGTTTTATTCGCATCCTCCCAAAGAGGCTTATACATACCCTGATCTTCTAAGGCTTTCTTACGATCATCGTAATACTCCCCTATTTTACTTTTAGCGTTTTGGAACGCTTTCTCTTTTTCGGCTAATTGTTGCTTTAAAGCTTCAAATTCAGCTAAAGGAACAGTAGGAGTTTCAGGTGTAGCAGGTGCAACAGGTGCTTTTAAAGTTTCAGAAGTAGCCACGGGCTGTTCTTCAGGAGTCACGGACTCCTGCTGAATAACTTTTTCTTCAATCATAATTACTCAGTTACAGGTGTTTTAGGTGTCTCAACTGTCTCTTCTTTGACGACAGCTTTCTTCTTTGGTGGCTTTGGTGGACAAGCAGGAGGATTTAATTCCTCAAACCTCATTTTTTCGATTGGCATAGTAAATAAATGCTCTTCAGTATTATTCTAATGTATTAATTAACTTCAGTCTCAGATGCAGTAGGGAGAACTTCACCTTGTACCAAAATATCCCTAAATTCTTCTCTATCAATCACTTTCTGATCAAATAAGGAAGTTAAAGCTGTTATATCTTGCCCAATTAGCCTTTCAATATCAAAATCACGACTAATTTTGACTTCAGGTGGTTCCATTCCTAAATAGTTAGCCGATAAATTAAATACCTTCTGTAATTTCTGCTCTAATTCCAAAGAAACCATCGAAAGCATTGAATTTGTATCAACACGATCTAATCGTCTTGCATCTGCTGATTCTGCTACAAATTTTTGTTGAGATAACGTGCTAATTCCTAAAGTTGCCATCTGAAGCTGCAATTCCTGTATTTCATTGGTCTGGGCTTCAAATGCACTACTTGCTGGCTCGACATAATACACTTTATTGCCAGGTTGAGTAGCCATCGCATAGTTAACACTGATAGCCATATCCTTTGTCTGATCATCCCATCCCTCTAACACCAACATTGGCTGAGATGCAACATGCAAACTATGAATTAAGTCAGCTTGACGTTGAAAATGTGCCAAATTCAAATACGCAATATCCAATAAAGGTGGCTTACTCGTCAAAGTATCAGTTTTACCCGAATAAACACTAACTAAAGGCACTTCACCTAAAGAAAACTCCCCAGAATCCACTAATTCATAGTTTTTTTCATTCTCTGGGCCATCAAAATTACCTGCATAACTACTATCTTCCAAATTAATTAGATCTTTTTTAGGTGAAACCTTCCTGTAAATACTAAATTTCCCTGGTTCGATCACCCTAACTTGATCAAATACCTGTTCACCAAATTCTCCTGACGGTACAACTGCTTTTTCAGCAATTCTCACCTGTATCAAACTGCCATAATTGACTTCTCGATCTAATCTCCAACCATAAATATTCGTTGGATCAATTTCTATCCAATATGGCCTTCTATTTTGCGCTCTTTCTTCTGCCAGACTTAATGCCCCTGTTGGAGCAGGGTAATCAACCAAAATATGACTCTGACCATAAGTCAAAGAACAAATAAGTACCCTTCTTGCATATTCGTCTAAATCCGACCCACAACCATCAACATCTTTAGCAAAAACATCAGTCCAATATGGGTCGCCTACTAAAGTAATAGGCTTCCTCATGATTAAACCTGTTGCTGCTCTAATTAATCGCTGCGTATATGGTGAAAATACTGCTCGATTTACTCTAGATAAATAAGCTGTGTAATCCTCTCGTGGCTCAAGAGGAAGAAAAGCTTCTGAATTATCTCTTAAATATTCAGTTCCATTCGTGACGGCCTTCATAATTTCCCACCCCTTTACCATGTCCATCACCGCACGAGTGCGAGTAAATGGACTATCAGAACCACCAACACTGGTAGAACTTGTAATATTGGTACGAATTGGGCCAGGGACAGAGTACGTCACGAAATTACCCCGTTATTGTTTACCTCTTAGATAGCGTCAGCAGTTAATGCGCCATTCATTTGGAAACTGATGTTAACAACTTGTAAATCACCAACAGAAGTTGAAAATTCTGCTCCTGTTACAAGACCGTTAAATGCAAGCTTTTTAGAACCTGTAGTTGATAGATACAACTCGAATTGTGCATCAGCAGCATCTTGCGCTACTAAAACATCTTTCAAAAACTCTTGTGTTTCATCACCAGAAGATGCTGTGTAAAGCAATTCAACAGAACCACTGCCGTCAATGAAACTACCAACATAAGATCTAGTCGTAGCCCCATGTGCTGTGCAATCTAAAACATCCTTTGTTAAAGAAAAATTCCAACTCCGTGTAGAGGCAACAGCACCAACTGTGCCACTACCGTTCTTAAACTTAACGGAGCCTTCTTCGCCACGATAGAAAGCCATGATCTAGAATAATAAAAGACTATTGCTAATAGTCTAACTTGTACTGTCTACTTTTTCAGCCTTTTTTGTAGAAGGTTTTGATTTGTTTGCCATATATTGCTCACAACGTACATCCCATAAACCCGCAATCCTCTTTCCCTTCACTTTCTCAATTACATCAAGCATTTCTTCTGTTACTTCCATTTTGATTAGTAAATTCTGAAACCAGTCTGCCCTAAAGTCTCAGGTTTTGCCAAATTGAACTGTTGTAAACATAAATAACCGAAAGCGTCAAAAGCATGATCAACACCAAGGTTTTTATTAGGTAATCCCGTATTCGGTGCATAAGTCAACGTTCTTAAAGACTTAATTAACTGTTTACATCTTGGGTGAATAAACGTTCTTCTATCACCATTTGCATCCAATAAAGCTGTATTAACAGCAGTGATCTTATCTCTTATTTTCCACGGTGCTTTCGGACTTGAAACATTAAATCCACTTCTCCGCAAAATACTATGATCAGTCGCACCAACACCAGAAGTCTTTCTTGCTCCACCCGTGGGGTCAGGACATGCTATTACTCTTCTATCCACCCCATATCTGCGAACGACTTCTTCTGCAAAGTCCCATGTGGTTGCCCCACCTGTGAGCATGACTTCATCAAACACATACAAGTTCTCCCCATCCTTTACAGCACATATCCCTGACATCGGATCTACGTTAAAGTCAACCCCTAAAAGTATGGGCGAAACTGTTATATCCTTCGCATCTACAGAAATATTGTCATCCCCAAAACTAATCGCCACTAATCCACTTAAATTTTCAAAGCTGGCTTCAAATTCTTGCCTAAATGTTCTTTTATCTAAACCCGCCCTCGCTGCTTCGATTTCATGTTTTGGTACGTTGCCCCCCTCAATTGTTGTAAAGCACCATCTTTTCCAGTCATTCGTAGGATCTTCTTGGCAATAACACCACAAGTCATAAAACCAACTCGCTGTTCCATCTGGCGTACTAATAAATAATGCCCATCCTTGTTTATCAGCTAAAGCAGGTCTAATTACTTCAAACCATACCTCTGGATCCATAAAAGCAGCCTCGTCTAAAACTACTCCCGCTAAACTTCGACCTCTTAATGCCATCGCATTTTCTGTTCCTTTTAGTTCAATTACTGAGTCATTTATTAATTCGATCTTTAAATCTGACTCGTTTTTGGACTTGATCCATACCTGTGGTACTAAGCGTTTTAAGACCTTCCATGCTATATCTTTTGCCATCCTATATGTTGGCGCACAATAAAAATATGTTTCCCCTGGCCTCTCAATCGCTGCCTTTAATAACTCAATACAACTTAAATATGATTTCCCAAATCTTCGTCCAGCTACTAATACCCTAAACCTTTTCTTACTACTAAAAACTTGACCCTGCGCCCACCTTAATCCTAATTCTTGTTTGTTTTTAACAGCCATACCCTAATACTAATACCTTTTTTCATACTTTACCCCCTCCCCTACTAACTGTTTTTCTCGTTAAAAGGTATTATCTTATTATCAATAGTTTTTCCGTGATTAACTGTGAGCGATTCGGCTGCTAGATTTGACCCCTCTTATTACGACGGTTACATTGTTCCCGACCCAGAAACATTGGGGAAGTCAGGTAAAAGAAGCCCTATTCTGAAACAGCAAAGGATTCAACGACTTTATAAAAGACAGTTGGAAGGTTTACCTGTTAGGCAGTTGGTTTTGGATCATGCTCATAAAGAACAAGTTTCTGAAAATACTGCTTGGCAAGATTGGAAGGCAGTTTCAGAATGGAGTAACAAGGATTGGGAATTTGATAAAGAAGACCTCATCCCCCGTCTCCAGCATTTAAGAATTAATCTCTTTAATCGGGCAGTTAAAAAAGGTCAACTTCAAACTGCTGCTCAAATCCTTGACTCATTAGGCAAGGTTGTTGGCGAATCTGTTGAAACTATCAATATCAATGCACCTGAACTCAAGATAAAAATTGAAGATAAGGAATAGTATTCTATTGATGCAAATTAATACTTGTTTTCGGATAATATTTTAGGTTCAGGGCTGTTCGGTTAGCTACTTTTTGTTGCCGTACCCTCCCCCCTACGTCTACTAAGACCGGCGAACGACTACGCCTACTCGCTGTAGTTATTAGAATAATATTTTAGTGATGACTGAGAAATAGTAGACGTTGCCTCACTAAATATAAACAATTAAAAAATATTGCAGCACTAAAAATATATTTTAAATTTCAAATTGCAGCACTAAATATATTTATTAATCTTGCTTGTAACTGATACAATATTAGGCTAATATAAGATCACTAAACCTGTGTACTTTTTATGATTTAAAAATTTTTTGTTCTTGGCTTTCATTCTGCCACCGATAAAAAATTAATTAACTCATTTACAAGCTCATCAGGTTTAACTCTATAAAAACTATTCCTAGCTTCTCAGCTAGCGACAAAATGCCAAAGCTATTCTATTTTTTCTTAGGGTATATTGCTCTAGGTTTTGTTAGCTTCTCAGCTATCAGCAGCAGTCTAGAAAAATCCACTAGGTTACATTGTGATAACGGTATCCAATCGGCTTGTGATTACCTAGCGAGATCAAAATAATGAGTTGTTTATCTGACGATCCAAAACTAAACAAGTGGCTATGTGATTTGCCTAAAGGTTATTTATTCGCCTATTCAAAAACAAAACTATTTGATGGTAAACCACAATTAAAACTAGCAATCATTAAAAAAGAGGATTTATGACTTATTCGGAAATTATTCCAGTTATCCCAACTAAAAAAACTGTTGAACACTGGAATACAACACTACAACAAAACGCTTATCAGAATAGAGATTGGTTTCATTCTCTATCAGATACCGATAAGGAGTTATTAGTTAATGAGTTAAACGGTATTCATTACGCTAGCGTTTACCATGATGAACTAGTCAAGTTATACGAAAGGAAAGTAAAGCCAATAAAAAAAGATCTTTTAAAAGATGCTTTTGATCTTGATTCAGATTTAACCACTTTAACAATTAAAAATTAAACCAATGCCAACAACAAAAAAACGAACCAACAAAGAAACAACTGTAAAGATCTCCGCCGAGGAGATCTTGACAAATCAGTTAATAGAATTTTTTGAGAAGGGTAACACTTTCAAAAAAGATTGGAACACTACAACAAAAGGTAAGCTAATTAACTGTCAAACATCGGCAGAATATAACGGGTCTAATGTTGTTTTACTTATGATGCATCAAATATTAGGAGGTTATCCGCATAGTATTTATTGCGGATTTGGTCAGGGAAAAACTTTAAAACTTAAGTTAAAAAAAGGCAGTAAGTCAGCTCGTATTCTTATGCCGATTTTGCATAGTGAGGAAAAAAAGGATAAGGACGGGAAACCAGTATTAGACCTTTTAGGCGATCCAGTAAAAACAATGTGGACTAGTTTTAAAACCGCTTGCGTTTTTAATATCGATCAATTCGAGGATTCAGCAGCAAAGAAAAAAATACTTAATAGATTTGTCTCTGCACCAGGGCCAACAGTTCAAAGCTTTAAGGATAACAAGCCAACAGAAAAACTAATTAATTCTTATATCAAAAGAGAATCAATTGATGTTTTTTTTGGTTCTAATTCTGCTTTTTATACTCCTAGTGCTGATACTGTCACAATGCCAGATAAGGAACAATTCACAAGCCAATGTGGATTTTATGGGACTTATCTACATGAGCTGATTCATTCAAGTGGACATCAAAAAAGATTAAACCGTAAAACTTTAACCGCACCAAATACAGACCGTAAGGCATACGCTACTGAGGAATTAATTACAGAGTTAGCCGCAGTTAATCTATGCCACGAATTAAAAATATCAACTATAGATAAGATTCAAAACTCCGCAGCATATCTCGAAAGTTGGATTAAAACACTTAAAGCAGATAAGAAAATATTATTTAAGTTATTAACTCAGTCAAACAAAGCCATCAAATATTTAAAAGGAGATATTAAAAAATGATTTATTTAAAAGCTAGAGGATATGCCAAAGGCTCAGAATTTGGGAATCCTACAATTTGCGGTAAAGGAAAAAACCAAATAAAAGAAACATTAAAAACCATAAAAACCTTATTAGAAATTGGGGAAAGTAATTTAAATGTAATACATACAATTGAAATAAGTTTTGATCCTTATGAATTAAACCCAAACTACAAACCAATTAAAAACAAAAATGAAAAATAAAAGTCTTATCTCAGGTAAACGAGGCAGTGGAAAACTGCCTCTAAATATCATTATTTTTTCAAATACTCCCGCCGGTCACACTTGCGGGATAGGTGCTAAAGATTGTAAAACTCTTTGTGTAAAAAACAAAGAGAATAAGCGCCAAATAAAAACATTTAATTCAACAGAATTTCTTTGTTATGCCTCACTAAGTGAGCTTCAATATGAATCAGTTTATTCTGCCAGGTGGGCTAATTATCGATTGATAATGAAAGCAATAAAAGAGAATAGATTAGAACAATTAATTATAGATAGTATTACAGGGTTACGATCCAGAAAGTCAGAATACATCAGGTATCACGAAAGCGGCGATATTATAAATAAATCACATCTAATAGGAATAAATAACGCAGCAGAATATCTCTATAAAGAATATAAATTAATCTCATATTTATATACTAAGTCTTTACCATTATTTGACGGGTTTAAAATTAGTCAGGGTTTACGGGTTACTTGTTCATTAGGTGGAATACACGACAAAGAATATTCAAGATTATTTGAAAAAAAATGTAGGGTTATTTATTTACCTGACGAGTCAAAAGGTCAACCGATAGATCATAATGATTACCATGCTTATTCAGAATTTAAGGGTACTTTCTGCCACTTAGTGCATGGAAGTATTCAGACACCAAAGGCAAGGGAAGCGATCCAAAAGAGAAAAAAAGAGAATTTATTTACAGGATATTCAAGAGGATACCAGTCAAAAACAAAACAACTAATGGAGGTTTAAAGATGTCTAATTTTTATACACAAGAATCAAAAGAAAGTGCTTTCGAAAATAGAGAAACTGAATATTATTATTATATTCAAGCTTATAAAGGTAAACTAACAAAAGACTGGAATAATGATATTTATAATGACTATGTATTTAATTTAGATGATGTCCTTGAATTAATAAGATTACATCATAGAGATAATTTAAAAATATTAGTGAGTAGATATTATGAAGTATAGAATTATATTTTATCTAGATATTGATAGCAAAAATATGCTAGATGATAATCAAATAAAATACACAGTAAAGACAATTAATAAATATCAATACTGTGTAGTTATTAAAAAGACTAATAAATTATATCAAAAGATAAATGATGATAATTTATTAAGTAAGTTGTTAGGGCCAGAGTATCAAGAGTTTTTAGCTTATACCTATAGAGTCATTTAGACTCTATAGATTTTAACTCTGTTTTCATTAAAATTATAGTCCCGTTAAGTCTATTTAACTGGGCTATTTTTTCATTGTCTGGTGTTAGTTTAGCAAGCTCCAAACCTAAACAAGTACCGATTAAAACACTGATTAAATCAAGCTCGTTAATGTTTAATTGTTTCATACCTTCTAATGATTGATTGTTAATTAGAGTACTTAGATACTCTGTTTTAATTTCAGACATAAGCTTGATAATTATTAGATACTATATTATATTAGAGTATCAATGATAATAAATCAAGTAATGGCTAAACGATCCACAACAGCAGAACATATCCGAAGAATACATGAGATAAGGTACCTAATTCAAACAGGAGTTAGCAAGCAAGTATCAGAACTAATAATGCAATCTAGATATAAAATTAGTAGAGAAGCGGCAAGAGTTTTAAGGGTTAAAGCTGAGAAGTTAGAGAACGTACCAGAAACAATCGAGCAGATAAATTATTCAAGTCTTACTAATCGCTTATCAGTTGAAATTGAAAATACTTTATTTGATTACGCAAAAGAGGATGACATAGAAAAAAAGGAAAGTATTATGAGAAGTTTTGATAAGCTCGTTAAAGCATTGGAAAAAATTTCAACATTATCAGACACATACATAATTGATACTGCCAAGTATTAAGCCTATTTTTGCCAAGTATATTTTATATTACTATTTATTAATATATTTATAATTATATTGTATTATTCTATTAAATATGCTAGAATGGAGGTAGATTGTATTTTTATTTGTATTATTCATCATATCTTATACTATTCTTATATTATATATTATATATTATATATTATGTATATAAAAAAATATATATAATAAAAAAAGAGGAAGCGGCAAGATAATAATAATAATTATGAATGGCTTTTTCGACTAAATAATGAATGGCTTTTTTTGGCGTAATTATGAATGGTTTTTTGGACACTTGACATTTATCTAATTCTAATACTATATTAGAGAAGTAATAAACAAGTTTATGACGAAGCCGCACCCATTCTTAACAAGCCACTACACCGATGTTTTGGCTTTATCAAAACTATTCTGCATTATCGGGGAATATCCAGCGATCCAAAAACAAATACAGGAAATATGGCCCTCGATTAAAACTTGCAGTCGTATCACTAACGACATGACATTAGATGAATGCTTAAAAGCTTTTGACCTGAATATTGAAGAAGCTGAGACAATGCAAGATGAATGGGAAACTTCTCTATGACTAGCTATTGCCTTAAGTGCCAATCTCCAAATATGACCTATGGCGAACCAATGGTCAAAGAACAGGCACTCTCAATCGAACTACCTATGACCTGTAACAAATGCAGACATAAGTGGATTGATGTTTACACCTATAACTCTTCTCAACTTTTTGATTATGAATGAAATTATGAATGGCTCTGGACAAGGGTTACGCAGATTTAAAATCGAAAATGGTCAAAGGATATGGTTAGACAAACCATCAAATGATGAATGGCAAATTCCTAAAAAAGAAGATCTAAACGCTCCAATCAAAAACATCCTTAACCTTACGGGCCAACTTCAACCACTAGATCAGCTTTATACAATCAAAGAATGTTTAAAAGCTTTACTGAAAAAAGAAGAAGACGCTCACATCATGGATGAATCTTTTTGTACAGGTCAAGTTGATGATTTGAATGAAGCTTACGATCTGATGACTGCTATCTATGATCACGATCCAACACCACAACATCTTTACGATGATTCAGGTGGTGAACCTCCGATCACTATGAATGAAATGGTTAACCAAGCTTATAAGGAGAAATATGGAATCTAAACAAGCGATAGGCAAACTAACAGAAGCCTTATATATATGTATTCTCTCTGAGCTTGTAGAAGAGAATAAACGCTACGAAGAGGCGTATGAAGAGAAATTCTTTTCTAAGGAAGACTTAGAGAAGGTTGCATCAAATAGAACACTAAAAATTGTACTTTCACAGGAGGTAACGTAATGGGAAGACCTAAGTTTGCTAATGGATGGATGATAGATCAGGACAATTGGGCAATAGCAATTCAATGCCCTAAATGCTCTTGTGATTTCCCTGTTGGAAATCTTGTTTGGAAAGAGCTACCTTGTCCTGAATGTAATGAACTGACTAAACGTGAAAATTGGTTAGTTTTAGGGGTGGCGTGATGAATAAAATTACTATTGATGGAGTTACCTTTATTGAACAAAAAAAATCTACTGCTATGAAAACAGTAGGAACTAGATTACCTTTAGAAGTAATTGAATTATTAGAAAAAAGAGCTAAAGAATTAGATATAAGTAAAACTACATTAATGAGATTCTATATATGCAAAGGACTTAAGTTTGGATAAATTCCTCTTTAAACTGCTCTAACCTCTCTTCAAACAATAGACGGCCTCCAGCTAATTCCAATGTGTTTAATTGGACTTCCTGTAGGCCGTTTTCTCTTGCTATAACAATTAATCCACTCCCTACTTTGATCCCTGTCATACGTTCCAATGCCCAAGCATACGCACTTAACTGCAATCTATAATCATCTAACCATGCATCTGGTTTTGGCTTTAATGATCCACTAGTTTTAAAATCTAATATACATAAATTTCCACTCTTCTTATAGTCAATTAAGGCATCAGACTGACCAGCATATCCAACATCATTATG